CCTTCCTGACCACCAATTCTTGAAGATGGAACATTTAGTGAACGATATAATTTTTCTTGGAAATATTTAATATCAGAAAGTTCGCCAAGATTTTGTCCACCTGGAAGAGTAGAAATTTCAGTTCCTCTACCACCTTCACGACGAGGTAACCAAAAATCTTCAAGCATCGCCATGGATTTTTTATCGTCACGAATTTCTCCAGTATTTGCATCATATACAAGTTTATTGCGATAACGACTCATTACGTCTCGCAAATATTGCTCTGCTTTCATTTTTGGAAGATTTCCAACATCAATATAGAATATTCTACGTTCAGGTGCTCTTGATAACCTGTATATAACAAGAGAATCTTCAATCATGCGAAGTTGATTGATAGATTTAATTGCTTTGTGTAAATAAGATAATGTTATATTCTTATTTCTATCAACTAATCCAGAAGTACAGTATGTAATACTATCTTTTGCAAATTTTATTCCTTGAGTAACTTGACCCGATCCTTTTGCCATAGAACCAACAGGATTTTGTGTGTTTTGATTGTACACAAAATACTCAGTTATTTCTGGAAACCCAGAATCCATGGGATCTTTTTCTAAATCTTTTGACAGAACAATTGAATTGTCGTTTCCTTTTTTTGCTGCCTGCCTAACAAAACGCATTTTTAAGGCATCAATATATCTTAACTCTTGAATACCTTCTTGTGGATTTTTTAAATCAATTACTTTATGATAATATAATCTTCCATCAACGTACCAATTTCTATAAATTTCATGACATTTCTTATCAAAATCCAATAACTCTAGAATTGCTTTAAATTCTTCTCTTATTTTTTTCTTCAATCCATCACTTGCATTTAGATTATCCAAGTCAATTTGAACTGGACTATCATTGGTATCACTAACAATGGCTTCGTTCACAATATCTTCAATGGCACCATCAACCTCTGGATGAAGGGCCATCTCTCTATATCTTCTAATTAAGTCATATTCGGTCCTATAGATACCTTCGATATCTACATAAGATCCAAAAAATCCACTAGTTAGATAATGGTCAACCCCGTCCTCATTTGATTGAGGAACGGGGGAAACCACACCTTTAGATTTTTTATCTTCATCATCTATTGAAAAACCAAATAGTTTTGCCATTATAATCTAAAGTATTTTGATGTACTATTTATTATACAATAGCAGTGCCAGTTTGGTCAGTACCTTCAGCTTGCCACCATTGGACTTGGAAGTCTACAGTGAACTCTTCAATTGTATCTGAAGTATCATAAGAGAGGTCAATTTGTCCAACATTGGTTGGGAAAATATCATAGAACTTATATGTTCTTAGAGGTAAAGATGCTGTAGCATCAGTATTTGCAGTTGAGAATCTCTTCTCGCCTCTTCCTAATTGATGAACATATGCATTTCTCATGTATGATGTTGGAGAAGTTGCACCTGTAGCATTATCTAACTTACTTACCTGATTCATCCACTGCTCAAAAGCAGTTCTGATCTTAAAGTCTTCATCATTAATGACAGTTACAGTCCAAACATCAAATGTTCTGTCTCCAGCAACTTTTAAAATTCTTCCTCTAAATGGAACATCAATTGATGCAACATTAGAAGCAGGAAGTGCTGCTGCTTTGCATAAGAAGTTAAATGTCTCATCATCCCAACCAGATACACTATCTGGGAAAGTTGGAATACTTACCTCAAATAGATTTGGTCTTGCTGCACCACCCTGTAACTTTGATTTGAAGTCAGTGATGGTTCTAATCGCTCTAGTCATTGTTTTTGGTCCTCCGTGTTAGTTGTTGAATAATGACTTAAACTCTACCAGCAACTTCTTCAAAACTGATACCAGTTCTGGTTGCAACAAATGTTAGAGTAACATAGTTAATAGACTTAGCAGGCTTCAGGAAGATATCTGCTCTAAACTCATTATTATCAATAACATCTGGAGTATTATTGGTTTCGTCACAAATGATTAGGAAGTCATAGATACCTCTCTTTGCTCTGACATCACGTAAGTATGGTTCAACAATATTTACAAAGTTTGATCTTGTAATTTGATCGTTGAATTCAAATAGTTGTGCTTCAGCAGCTCTTTCAAGTGATTGTTCTACTGTTAAGAACAATCTACGAACGTTGATTCTATCAAATGCTGATGCGTATCCAAGAGCGGTCTTATCACCAAACAGTAGTACACCTAGTCCTGGTTGAGATACAATTGGATTAATTCTGGCAGAATAGAGACGATCTCTTTGATTCTTTCCAGGATTAAATGCTAGTTTGATTGCATTTTTGATGATACCTCTTTGCTGTCCAGCAGGTGAGAACCATGGGTAAGCAACTAAGTTTGTTCTTGCCATCAATCCAGCAACATCTGGATTACATGGAATGTAGCGGAATACATTATTGAATCTATCATAAGTGTACTTATATCCACTATCAAAAACTGCATATGAAGAAGATTGTAGAGGACCAAAGAACTCAATAATATTATTCATTTGAGTTGTTGTATTTGTTATATCAACAACAGACGATCTGTGTGGTGATATAAGTGCCATACAATCTTTTCTTGATTCTGCAATTGCAATTATTTTATTTGCTTTTGCCTGACTTTCACCAATTGAATCAAGTCCTGGTCCCATCAATAGGAAATCGACAACAGTATCTTCTTTATTAGAGAATCTTTCATATGCTGCAATCAAGTCACCTAAAGTTGACCTTAATCCATTATCAATAGTATAATCATTTCCACCTGCTAATGTATAAGTTACTGCACCAATTACGCTAAATGCATTATCTTTTGCTTCTCTATCCCAAGCAAGATCTTCCAGAGGTGGAGTTGAGAATGTTGTTGGATAATCACTAACTCCAGGAATAATTGAAAATGGATATGAGACATTAAAATTTCTAACAAATACTGTGGATGTTGGTTGGGTATTATGATAGTTATCAAATCCACCAGATTGATTTGCTCCAGCGTAAATATAGTCTGAGAAGTTTGCAAGGTAGTTCTTGTACCAAATTTTTTCTGGTGAATTTACTTGCGAAATTGCATCAGTTGCTTTAGATAAGAATAAGTGCTTCTCTAAAATATTTCCTCTAATACCAGTTAATGCTCCAGAATCATCAACAACAACAATGTGCATTTCATCAGACTCGCCATTACGTTGGTCTGCATAATTTGACGTTCCAGGTTTTGGTGCAATGGAGCTCCAAAGAATATTTGAATTGTCTAATCCCAAAGTTTGTGAGTTATACCAATCATCAACTCTTTCAATTTGTGCTCTTGAAATCAGAGAGTCTACTTGAAGTGTAATCTCATCATCTCTTAATGTATCTGCTGTAAGTACTAGGTTATCATTTGGAGCAATACCTCCAATAGCACTACCCAAAATAGTGATTTCTTCACCAACACCAAAGTTTTGACCTGGATCTACTAGTGTAACAGTACTGATTCCACCAACATTATTTCTATAAATGTTAAATGTTACTCCTGTTCCACCATCTGTACCAACACCAGAAATATTGAAGAAGGCAGTATTTACTGAAGTACCTACAGTTGGTGCTGAACTAATTCCTGTTGATGCAACTGCACCAAAAGATAAATCATATCCACCAACCAAAGAACCAGCAATAGTAACTGTCTCTGAAGTAGTAAATCCAATACCAGGATTTGCAACAGTGATAGATTCTACAGAACCATCTGTTGTATTTCTAGTAACATTAAAAGTTGCATCTTGTCCATTATTTGCAGCAACTCCAGCAACTCCAGAATAAGTATTTCCTTTTTCTGAAGCAATTGCAGTATCTACAAAAGTAGAATTTAAATCTCCAACTGCATCAACAAAGGATACAATTCTATCGTTGTTGTCAATAATATTAACCCTTTGTTCTGCTAAGAAGGAGTAAATATCACTACCCAAACTATAATCTACTCTTTGATGCTTTCCTGGTTCAGTACCTCCAGTAGATACAAGGGAATGAATTTTTACTGATAAAAAGCTTTTACTCAGCTCTGGACCATCAACTACTTGTGTAATTATTCCTTTTAGATATCCCTCAAAAGCTTGTGTTGTTCCTGCACCAGGAATAACTTTTCCAGTAATATCTACAGTAATACCGTAACCAACTTGAGCATTAATTCCCGAACCAACACTAATTGATGTTGTAGCAAAACCAACGATTTGATCTGCAAAATCATCAATAACACAAATCTTTATATCATTTGCCCAAGAACCTGGGTTCTTTGCAGAATAAAGAAAATCAGAAGCTGATTCTGAAATATTGGCGTTATAATCGTCAAAGTTTTTAATTTTCAAATCAGAAGATTCTGTTCCTAAACCAACATTGGAGTTCTTTAAATTTGCTCCATCAGTTCTAACTACATTGACTATTCCACCATAAGAAAGATAAGATGCTGCACTCATCCAGTACTCATAGTGTTTGTATTCTGTTTTTGGTTTTCCAAAAGCATTGATTAGTTCTTGCTCTGTAGTTACAGTTATTGGAACATCAACAGGTCCGATTTCAAAGGGACCCGCAATACCCCCAACGTTATCAAGAACGTTATCAGCTCTTCCTACGGTAAGATCAACCTCTCTAGTTAATACACCAGGAGATAATTGAGGAGTCGCCATTGATTAATTCTCCTTAAGACTCAGTTTAACTAAAAATATTTAGGAAATTGTCTATTTAGGCGGGGAAATTGGACGTGAACTACCAATCTGGATATTCCCATCTATCAAATACTCTGCTTGTCATTCTACTAACAATTATTCTCTTTTTAGTGCATTCTTTGCATTCATATGAATATGAAGAAGATACTGCCCCTTTATTTTTACGTGTCCTATAAAATCCTTCAATTAAATTTTTTCTTTGTCCACAATATCTACAAGTTCTTTCATTT